TAAAGAGTGGATTTCTGTTGAAGTATTATGAAAAAAAAGAAAACCTTACTCTATTACATTTACTGCGCTCTGGGTCAAAAATCCCACCCAAGTTGCGATAAGACAGCAGATAGAGTTGCTCTCATTCGTTTGCTGATTACACTACAAATTTTAGTTACGAACTTTTTTATTATTGGTGGCGTGATTGTAAATGTTGCTTCAATTAAAAAACATTGGAACGATAAAACAACGGTAGAAGTTGTAGTGGATGCCTCTACACTTCAGCAGTACCAAACTCCACCACCACGAGAGAAAAACAAACCATTTGAATTTGAGTGAATTAAAGTTACTCACCTCTAAAGTGTTCTAATAGTGTAAGCAATCAACTTATGGACCTCTTCGACGATATTCAAATTGAAGAACTTGAAAACTTTGATTTTATTGAAAAAGACCTTATTGACTTGATTGAAGACGAAAACAACTTCAATATGAACGACTACATTAAAGGCAACTACGATTATTGATTATGAACATTGATACTTATTCCTTCTCGGGCGACGCTGTTACTTTCCTTGGACTGATTGGCGTCGTCTCCGCATTTGTTGTTGTTGTTACTTCGTTCCGTCGTTTCTTTAACAGTCCTTACAACGTTCGTTATGTAAAACCTCAAGTTGATGAACCTACCACCACCGATAGTGGAACTGATAGTGCTAGTAGCACTTGAAACTTGGTTAATACTGTTCCTTTCTTCTCTAAACAACAATGACTGATACTGTAAACGTCCTTCCTCATCTTTTTGAAATGAAAGAAACTTATCGCCGCCAAGACTTTAAGTTTACCCGTGCCCAAGCTGAAGAATACGATATGCTTCTTCAGGCACGACGAGAGCGCGTCCGTTGGCATTATGAAAACGATAGGGTATGTAAAGTGAGCAAGAGTGCTCAAGATAAACTTAAAGAAGACAATTAAATAACTTTAGTGGTGGACAGTCAGCAAACTGGTTGTCCACCCTTGACTTTTTCCTAAAATAAATATATGATAGAAATAACTAAGAAACGATGAAGACTTTTAGGGAGTTTATGTCTCTTTGCGAAGCATCTGATCCAGATGTAGCCAGTAAATTAGGTTGGGGTGGTGGTGCTTCTATCACTCGTACTGGTGATGGTGGCAAAATAGGTAAAGACCGCAAAAAGACTGCTCCCGAGATGCGTAGAGTTCGTGCCACTGGTGGAGGAAAAACTGAACCAGTGGGACCATATAAAACCCGTAAGGATGTTGGTCAGCAAAGAGGTTCCTCAGCACCAGCACCTGGAAGGGGTCAAGGTTCAACAGAACTAAAAGCAGGAACTGCGGGAACACAAGGTAGTGCTGCAATGTCTAAGAAAGAACTGCAACGTAAGGCATATCTTGAGCGTAAAGCAAGAGAAAGTGGTAAAGAACAACCAAAGACCGCATCACAAGCAATATCTCAAGCAAAACCAAAAGCAGCAGAGAAACCAGCAGCAAAACCACGCAGAAAGTGGGAACACGAAGGTGGTGGAGGTATGACCCGCCAAGAAAGAGATAAAGCAAGAAACGCAGAAAAGACAGCAGCAGCACAAAAGACTAAGAAAAGTGCTAGTGAAATACTTGCACAACTTCGCAAAGAGTATGAAGCAGGTGGTGGAAAATGGAGTAATGCCGTTGCTGTTCGTATGAGAGCAAAAGCAAAGGCAGCAGCACAAGCATCAGGAGACTGAGGGCAATTAAAGTTACTCACCTCCAAAGTGTTCTAGTAGTATAGGCACCGCTTCATTATGGACCGCATCGAAATCCAACGCAAACTTTATGATGCTCGCAATGAGTATCTAAAAGCAAAGAAAAGTGTAGAGTTTTGGACTCGTGAGATTGCTTTCCTGAAAGAATGTGAACGCAATCTCAACAAACCTTCTCTGTTTGAGGAGTTGTTTGGCGACACTCCTATCGCTGAAGAAGTTTACGGAGGTTGATTATGAAAACTGTAACTATCCCTATCACTACTCTTGAGACCCTTATTGAGAGTTTGCAGGATGCTGTTAATATATGCTACAATGTTGATTCAACTGATGGAAACTGTGAGCGCACTTATCCTTATGCAACTGGATATAGTCGCGCCGCAATGGAAACGACCATTAGTAACCTCAAAGAACTGAAAGATAGAGGAAATTAAAGTTACTCACCTCCAAAGTGAACCTATAGTATGAGCGCAACTTCTATGAACATCCAACTTCGTCCACATCAACAACGTGGTCTTGATGCTATGGCGAAGCATAATAAGGGACAGTTGATTAAACCAACTGGAGCGGGAAAAACTTTGACTATGATTTCAGATGCTCTGCGTGAGTTTCAGTCACAAATTCCCCAGACCATTGTAGTTGTTGCTCCCCGGATTCTCTTATCAGAGCAGCTTTCTAGCGAGTTTCTAGAGTTTATCACCAATGCTGCGGTGTTTCATTGCCACAGTGGAGAAACTCATCACGAGAGTTCTACTCGTCCCCGTGAAATCCGCAACTGGGTTGATGCTAATGCTGACACTCATCGCCTGATTGTAACTACCTACAACTCTTTGCAGCGTCTTATTGATGCTGAGGTTGATGTAGATACCATCTATTTCGATGAAGCGCATAACAGCGTTAAGAGTAACTTTTTCCCCGCAACTGAGCACTTTGCTGCTAATGCACGTCGCTGCTATTTCTTTACTGCAACCAGGAAGACTTCTGTAACTATCAACAAACCTGGGATGAATGATCGCCAGGTCTATGGTGATATTATCTGTCGCGTTTCTGCTCCTGAACTTGTGCAGGGAGGATATATTATTGCCCCTAAAGTTATTGCGAAGAAGTTTGATGTGCTTGCCCCAAAGCAGGTAACTGCTGACTGTGATAGCAGCAACCTGATGGATACTCTGGAGGATATTGAGTGCAAGAAAATCCTGGTTTGCGTTAAGTCTGCAAGGCAACTTATCAACCTGATGTCTCATACTGACTGCGCTGCTCAACTTCATCAGCGTGGTTATTCCTACCTTTACATCACCTCAAAGACTGGTGCAATTATTGATGGACAGAAGGTGAACCGTGAGGTATTCTTCGATACTCTAAATGCTTGGGGTCGTGACCCTAACAAGAAGTTTATTTGTTTTCACCGGAGCATACTTTCAGAAGGAATCAATGTAAGCGAACTAGAAGCAGTAGTCTTTCTTCGCAATATGGATGTAATCGAACTCACTCAAACTGTTGGGCGTGTTCTTCGTCTTGGTGGAAAAGAAAAGGTCTTTGGTCTCTGCGTGGTGCCAGTTTATTCTAAGGTTGGTATTGCTACTGAGAAGGCACTTCAGCGAGTCATTGATACTGTGTTTGAGAAAGGGGAAATGCTTGATAGTGTGACGCGACGCTGAGAACCCAGGCCACCACTAGACCAAAACCCTGTTTTTTCTGCAATTTCACCTCAAGCGACCCAGAACCCATCCACTGCAATGAAAATGACGTTTTTTTCTAAAATGTAAACGAAATGAGCAATCAACCCACAAACTCTAACATTCTGCAAGCAAACCCAGGTCCGCTGGGTTTTGTTGTTGGCAAAAATTGGGAATATGCTGTAGTCCCATATGGCAAACAACTAATGGTCATTCACAATGGACAACAACTCAAAGTGTGTAGAACTGTAGCATCCGCAAAGAAGTATATTGACGCGCATAAAAATGGTAAGTCTCTGGGCAAACTTCCTGTGAATTAAAGTTGCTCACCTCCAAAGTGTCCTAGTAGTATGAACAAGAAACCCACCCAAAATAAGCATCTTGAACATCCTTGCGATGAAATCCTGATGGGAAACTTAAGCGTTCTGGATTGGATGTGTGAGACAAACTCTACCATCAGTGTGAAAATTGATGGAAGTCCCAGTTTAGTTTGGGGTCGCAATCCTGCTAATGGTAAGTTCTTTGTAGGCACCAAAAGTGTCTTCAATAAAGTTAAAATCAAAATCAATCATTCTCACGAAGAGATTGATACAAACCATCAGGGTAAGGTAGCAGATATTCTTCACGCTTGTTTTGATAGTCTTCCCCGCACAAAGTACATCTATCAGGGAGACTTTATCGGTTTTGGTGGGGATGATACTTACCGTCCAAATACAATTACTTACAAGTTTCCTGAAGTAATTGAGCAAAGTGTTATTGTTGCTCCTCACACTGAGTACACTTGTGAGGATGATCTTCGTAATGCTATCGCACAACCTATCACCAAACGTTTTGTTGATACTTATGATGTAAAATGGGTGCAACCTGAGGCAGAAATCTGTCCACACCTGGATGATATTGAAGACTTCTGCAAGTTTGCCAAGCAAATGAGCACCCTTTGTACCTTTGTGAGCAATAAACAAGCAGCAGAACTTAAAAAAATCATCAATTCCTATATCCGTGAGGGTAAGGCAATCGATGAGCATGAAATTGCAGAAAATTTCAATGTTGACATCAACCTGATGCGTTTGTGGAAGTTAGTGTATTCAATCAAGGTAGACTTGTTCTTCTTCATTGACACTGACGATAGTATTTCCTGTGAAATTGATGGTAATGAGAGTGAGCATGAGGGTTTCGTAATGAATAATCGTTATGGAACTTACAAAATAGTTGATAGACAAACTTTTAGTCGTCTTAATTTTACCTTGCCCAAAGTTTGGTGATAAATAATGGTGCTTATGTTTGGTCACACAAGCACATTAGAGGGGCAGAAATGTCCCTCTTTTGATATAAATAATCAAGACCAAACATAAAGCAGTTATGAATAAAGTAAGTGTTCAATCATTGAACGAATGTTTCAATGTATCTTGGCAAGACTACATTCTATGGAAAGAAGAATGGAATGAAAAATTAGCATATTCTGGTGCTCCTCCTTGGAATAAAGGAAAGTCTGGAGAATATAAATTTCCCGAACATAGTGAGTTTATGAAAACTTTTCCTCGCACACCTGAAAGTAACAAAAAGCGTAGTGAAACTATGAAGGGAAAAAAGAGGAGACCAAGGACAGATGAGGAAAAAAGAAAAATAAGTGAAGCACTGAAAGGTAAAAAGTACAAGAAAAGAAGTGAAGAGCATTGTAAAAAGATAAGTGAGAGAATGAGAGGTGAAAATAATCCACAATATAAACATGGGAAATATTCTGGGGGGTAATTAAAGTTACTCACCTTCAAAGTGTCCTAGTAGTATGAGCACCACTGAAATGCAACTCCAAGCACAAGAAACCATCGCAGATAACGTGCTTAAATACACTCAAATGCTTATTGAAGCACTGAAGCATAACTATGTTCAGTATTCTATTCGCGGGCATCAACGTTCTGCCGAGCGTGGTGATAGTGTAGAGTATCATCTTCGTTGCGTTGATGAACTTAAGAGTGGTATTTGCCCTATTGATTATGAAATTCAAAGCGGAAAGAAATACCACAAAGTCATCTTTGTTGATGGTGGAGGACATCGTTCTGTTCATTGTTTTATTGACAAGAACACTGGTTCAGTTCTAAAATCAGCATCTTGGAAAGCACCAGCAAAAGGTGAAAGATACAATCTCCTGCTGATTAAGGACCGTGAGTATCTTTTGAAAAATGCAACTTGGTGTGGGTCGCATCTGTATGCTCGTTGAATTAAAATACCTCACCTCCAAACTGTTCTAGTAGTATGAGCAACACTGAAACAATGACTGACACTAAAGCATTGATGATCACAAAGTCTCTCAAACTTCTGCGTGATGGGTTCAAGAAAGACTTTGCTACTGCTGTTTATGCTGATGAGAGAATGACTGAACTTCTACACGAACTTTCGAGTGAGTTTGTGGATGTAAACATTCCTTTGGTTGATGATGAAAATAAGATTGAACTTGCAATGATGTTGATGGAAACCCTAGATATTGTAGCACGATGACTTACTCAAATCTCTCCAAAATTCGTCCCAAACTTCGCACCGAAGGTCGCATAACTGGGAATTGGGGTAAATCAAAAGTTAAAGCAGGTTCATCACTCAATGACATCGGTGGTGATGGTAACATTGGAGAAACGCAGGATCAATACCTAAATCGTCTTTATTATGCCTTTGATAATACTGATGACGACAAACTAAAACGGTTCATTTACACTCAAATCCGCAACATTCACGTTCAAAGAGGTACTTGGTAATGGCAACTTGGAAAGCAGACATCAAAACAACCCCTACAGGTTCAATTTATAGTGTAACTGTAGAAGCAGGTGCTTCTTATGTCGCAAAACAGGAGATTGAACGTCTTTACAATCCCATTTTCGTTCGCAACCTTCACCAAGTAAGAAATAACAGTTCTTCTTCAACTTCTAGTGGAGATGGAAGTGGTGCGATTGGTCTTATTGGTTTAGTTGCTGCTGGTTGGTTTGCGATCACTTTTACGCCATGGATTTTGATGCTTGTAGGTGGTGCTGCTGGTGCCTGGATTGGCGAAAAAGTAACAGGACAAAGTATTGAAGAATATAATGAACGTGAGGACAATATGGGTCACGGGAAAGCAGCAACTGTTCTAGCACTGTCACTTATTGTGGGTGGCATTGGTTTCGTCAAAGGTGATGAAATCAAAAAAGGGTTTGATGCTCCTACTGACACTCCTGCTCAAGTACAACAAGCAAAGTGACAATTAAAGTTACTCACCTCCAAAGTGTCCTAGTAGTATGAGCACTAACATCGTTTCCGAAGTCTACTCCTACCACACAAATTGGAAGGAAGGTAAAGTCAATCAAATGTGGATTGAACAAATCACTGATAAAGAGTGTGACAATCTTTATGTCGCTGTTGCTCACAATCCCCGCAATGGTTCTACGATGGAGATGAGTAATCCCCGCACATCTTACTACGAAACTCTAAACTGGGTTCGCGGTTTCTGTGGCACTTTTTGTATCCTTCCTGCATAAATCTAGTAGGATACAAACTTTAATTATTGGAGAAAAACTGATGTCTAAAACTATTCGCAAGGGTCATTCTTCAAATTATTATCCTTATCGTTACCCTAAAACTTTCAACGAAAGGAAACAACTTGTAACTCTACTTCACGACGATGAAGTAACACTGCGAAACCGTGATAAGTCTAAGATCTCTAGTCTTCCTGATGTGTATGATGACATCGTAAAGAGTGGGTATTATGAAGACTACTCTTGGAAACATCACTGGAATTAAAGTTACTCACCTTGAAAGTGTCCTAGTAGTATGACCAACACTGAAACTCCCAAGATGACCATTCATTACGCAAATCTCTTCGCCCAGAATGTTGATCTTACCGAAGGGTTTGTAACTGATTTCAAGCGTACTTTCCGTAGCAATACTTTTGACAAATATACCCAAAACAATGAGAAAGTTTATATCAAGCACAGTGTAGATCGTGATACTAAACTTGATGTTTTCACTGTGGAAGCAATGATTTATGAATATCGTGGGTGTTGGGTTGGTAACCAAAAAACCTTTGGCAAGTTTGATACTTTTGCTGATGCTGTTGCTTGTGCCCGTAGCGTAGAACTGCCTAAAGGTAGCATTAGTGAGGATGAAGCATATTCTCTGATGTGTAACTGAAACCGTCTGGTGAGTTAAAGTTACTCACCTCCAAAGTGTCCTAGTAGTATCACCACTGAAACCTGATGACTGAAACCTACGTTAAGTTCTGGTCTAAAGAGTTAGATTCTCCAGAATATATCGGTCCTTTCGATACTGAAGAACGTGCCGAAATGTATGCTGATGCTGAGAACTATCGTCTCTCTTTAGCAGGTATCCCTGGCGATGTTGCAAACTATTCTGTTGTTTGAAGTATGAAAGACATTCGTATTCGTGTCGAAACTTACGATGGTTTATGTACCATTTGGTATGAACGTTCCAAACTCAAGAACGCTTGTGATGTAATCAGTAAGCGTGTCTACAATCAACTTTGTGG